CGATGCACGCGCCGTCCTGCACCTGCGGCAACGACGGCAACTGGTTCATCAGATCCCGCTCAGTCATCACCGACACCGTCGTCAACGGGATCGTCGCCAGCGGCTTGCCGATGCACAGCGCCGCCGTACCCGAACCTGAGGCCGCCGACAACTTGAAGTAGTTATAGGACCGCACCCCGTAGTCGCCCGCCGCCAGCGGCAGGAACGGCCCGAAGTTGTTCGCCGCCGTACCGGAATGCGCGATGTGCGGGGTGATCGCCGACGCCGTGAACGAGATCGTGCCAGGATGCACCGACGTGTTGCCGTCCTGGTCGACATACTCCGTGCCCGTACCGGCACCGTTGTCCAAGTTGTGCGCCGTCGCACCCGACGACGTCTGAATCGTCACCCACGACCGCAGCCCGGCGCCGTTCGTATACCGGGTCAACGTGGTCGAGTTGACCAACGTCTGCCGCGTCGCCGAGTTCATGCTGATGCCGGGGTAGTACAGGCACAGATCCACCAACATCAAGATCGACGGGACACCCGTCGCCGCCGACGACATCGCCGCCACGTTCAGGATGTGCTTGGTCTCCGTGCTGACGTTGCCGCCGTGGTACATGCCGAAGCCCGTAGTGTCGTTCGGTGCTTGCGCGTTCAACGCCGTACCGGACCAGGCGTTTGCCGGTGGGTTACCCGCCAACGTGGACAGGTCATACCAGCGGCCTGCGGTGTACGCCGCGGCGCCGGTGATCTTGTTCCAGTCGTAACGGTTGAACTTGCCGTCAACGGTGACGCTGGCGATGAAGTCGTCAAGTGACGAGAAGCCCATGTTCTAACTCCTGATCGTGGTAACAAGCCCGGTGAACACGCGGGCGTTCGGTGTCGCGCCGACCTGCGACCGCAGCACATTGAGATACGCGCCCGACTCGATCTTCGGGAAACGCGGATAGTACGTCTGCTCGGCGACCGTGCCGATCTCGGCGTACAACAGATGCGCCAACGGCTTCACAATCACCAACGCCGCGATGCCACCGGGCTGCACCGTCCACGTGAACTGCTCCACCGAGCGGATGCCCGTGTCGGTGCCCTCCAGTTTGATGAACGGTTCCATGCGGTTGCTTGAGGTGCCCGAGGAGCAGGTGAGGATGAACCCCGACGCCGTCGGCGTCACCACCGACCCGGTCGACGTGCGACCAGCGACGCCGTCCTGATTCGTATACGACAGCGTGAACGTGCCCACGCCACTGCCGGACCCTTGCGCGACGATGAACGCCCGCAAACCCTTGCCGTCGGTGTAGCGGGGCAGGGTGACAGTGTTCGTCAAATCCTGCGCGTCAGCAGAGTCGCCATCCAGAAACGGGTAGTACAGCAGCCAGTCGCAGAACATCAACTGCGCCGGCGCCTCGAGCGTGCCCGCATTGCCGAACACCATCGCCTCGAGCAGATGCTCCGACGCGCCTTCCTCCAGCCGCCAATGCCGGATACCGTCATTCGCGTCCAACGTCGCCGACACCAGCGGGGCGCTGGCGTAGAAGTTCGCCGCCGGGATACCGGCGAGCATCGAGTCGTCGTACCACTGCTGCGTCACCGCCGTCACCGACGTCGTCTTACGCCACATCCCGTACCACAGTTTGCGGTCGTCGATGTCGCCGAAGCGGGAGAACCCGCCCACAATTAATCCTCCGTGATCGCGAGCGCAGACCCGCCGCCGGCGAACTGTGGCTGGATTCCGTTGGAAACCGCCAGCGGCGAGTTGAGCGCGCCGCTGTACAGGATCGTCGTGTCCCCGGCAGGGGTGATGCTGACATGCGTGATCGTGTTGCTACCGCCGGTGCATTGCGGGAACTGGATCAGGTTGTCGTTGGTGACCGTGTTGCCGCTGACAGTCCAATCGGTAGCGTTACGCGCCACAGTCACCGCCGCGTACGAGGTGTAGGTGGCCTCAGACGTGGCGCTCGTGCCCGCCTCGCCGGGGTCGGCGGTGTGCAGGTGAATGTCGAGATCCGTGGCGGCCGCCCACGACGGGGCAACAGCCGTGAATATGTACGACAGAATCGCCGTCTCAGTAGCGTTCGACTTACTCACTTCGGGTCTCCTCGATGCCGATGACCGCGCCGTTGTCGTCGCGGAGGATGGTCTTACGTGTCGTCGAAGGCTCGGATGTGTGCGGCGCCTCAACCGTGATCGGCGCGTCGATACGCACCTGCGGCGGCTCCACCGTCACCTGCGGCGGCTCCACCGACACCTGCACCTCGGGGGTGCTGACATGGTTGTGGATCTGCGCCGGGGGTGGTGCCGCCGGAGCCTCAACCGTTGTGAACGTGCGGGCGTCGACCTCCGGCAACTGCACCACGATCGGCTGCACCTGCGGCTGCTCCCGCGTCGCCGGCACACTCGCCTGCTGCGGACCGTGAACCGCCAGCCACTCGGCGCGCTCGACATCACTCAACGGCGGCTTGTCCTCGATCTCGCGGGCCTCATCGATCGTCTCGATGCCGGTACGCAGCGCAATCTCATGCGCCTGCATCCGCGTCAACGTGTCCGGGCGAATGTTCGCGTCCATGTTGAACTGCACGTAACGGCGGCCGGGGGCTACGCGCGTCAACGCCTGTTCAATCTGGATCAGCCACCCGGCCACCGACGTCGACCGCAGATACCGCAGATCCATGTCCAGATTCGCGTACGACCTCGAGCTGCCCGCCTCGCCGCCGATCCGCTCCGGCGGCACACCGTAGATCGCTGCGATCTGGTTAGCCGTCGCCTTGATCGTCGCCAGGAACTGCGACTCCTCCGCCGGGATGCTGACAGAGTTGAAGTCCCAATCGCGGCCGATCACCAACAAGTCGCGGGCGGCAACCGCCGACTTGAACCGCGACTTGATGACGTCGGTAGCGTCCTTCGGGATCGTGTCAAGTTTCGTGTTCTGCAACACCGCGCCCGGGTTGCCGTTGTTGCGGAACCAGTCGCGGCCGAACCGGATCGCCTGCCAGCCGACCTCCGTGGTCGTGGCGAACGCCGAGATCGGCGACAGACCCTTGACCTTGCCGGGCATCGGGAACGCCGGGATATGCACGATGGCGTCGCTCGGGACAGGCTGACCGTGAACCGTGAACACCGGGTTCGTCGTCGCGTCGTCGTCCATCACGTCACAGTCGGCCGGGTTCAGCCACTCAATCGACGACGGCCAACCGTCCGCGCCCAGACCCGTCACCACGCCGTAGGCGTTGCCGCGGATCAGCAGCGAATACGTCAGCCGGTACATCCAGTCATAACGGGTGCCACGCACCGACGGCGACGACAGGAACGCCGGCTGCCGGTCCAGACGACCCGCGTCGGAGTAGGCGTGCAGCGGCGTCTGCGCCACCGCATCACACAGCAGCCGCGTCGCCGCGAACACCGGCACGAACGTGCCGAAGTCGTTAGTGATCGTCGACAGGTAGTCCCAGTCCGAATCGGTGCCCCAGATGTCCTGGTACGACAGGGCACGCCGCTCAGGGCGCTTGAACAGGCTCATAGACCCGTCCTAGAGCCGAGAACGTAGCCGAGTAGTACCAAGACCACCCCGGACACCGCAACGCCCGCCAGCGGGGCGTACAGCCACGCGGCGGAGGTCACGGCGATAAGACCGGCCACCTCCATCAGCGTGGAAAGCAGCCCCTCAGGCAAGCGCATCAGATGAGACCTTTCGTTCAATAGACCGAGAGCGTCGCGTCGTAGGACGCGGAGTCCTCGCGGTGCAACGCCTGCAACGCCAGCGCGCCCGTCACCGCCACCAGCGGCGCGGCGTCAGTGTCCACGTCGAGACGTTCCCAAGACCAACCGTCGACCACGCGATGCTTCTTCGCCGCAGCCAGCGCCGCGTTGAGTCGGGCGTCGTCACGGTGCCGGATCTGCCCCGTCATCGCCGCATCCCAGAACCCGCCGCACATGCCGGCGAACTCGCCGGAGCCAACCTTGTGCCACGGCACACGGGCATCCTCAGCGGCCGTAGCCAACTCGGCCAGCAACGACGCCACCGGACCCGCGGACCTCGCACCGAGCGCCAACACGCGATGCTCGGACAGCATCGCCGTCACCTTCGGCACCACCCAGTCCGTGCCGTCGCCGACCCGCGCCAGCCCCACCTGCGGCACACCATCGGCATCCGCACCGCACACCGCGATCACAGACTGGCCGCGGTCGATCGTCACATCGACGAAGACAGCGACGTCGCCGACGATCGCGCCACCCGTAGCGTTACCGGCCCAGCGGCCGGCAGGGATGACCTGCTGCCATCGGGATTCGTCCCACCAGCCGAGGCGTTCGCGGGCGAACTCGGCAGGCGTCAACGCCCGCCGCTCCTGCGCG